GACGTCCTTGTGCTCGACGCGGCGGCATTCGAATTGCGCCGTAACCGCGGCGGCAAAATCATCGGGCTCGACATCGTCGACGGCTCGACGGTCAAAGTGTTGCTCGATGATACCGGTCGGCGGCCGCGGCCACCCGCCCCGGCCTACGAGCAGATCATTCACGGGCGACCTTGGCGTCTGCTGACCAGCGACGAGCTGATGTACCTACCGCGGAACCCACGGCCGCACAAGGCGTACGGTTTCAGCCCTGTCGAGCAGATCGTGACGACGGTCAATATCGGGCTGCGCCGCCAAGCGATGCAGTTGCAACATTTCACCGAGGGTAATGTCCCGCCTGGCCTGCTCAACGCGCCGGACGGGTGGAGCCCTGAGCAGATCCGCCAGTTCCAGGAGTGGTTCGACTCGATTCTGGTGGGAAATACAGCTAATCGCACTCGCCTCGTCTGGGGTCCCAGCGGCGCCAAATACCAGGCCTTCAAGGAGGCGCCGTATAAGGATGATTTCGACGAGTGGCTGGCGCGGATCGTCTGTTATGCATTCTCATTGCCGCCCACCGCCTTTACCCCGCAGGTTAACCGAGCCACGGCACAGACTGCGCAGGAAGCAGCCCTGGAAGAAGGGCTCGCTCCCTTGCTGGGGTGGGTCAAACGATTGTTAGACGGTGTCATCCAGACCAGGATGGGCCATGTCGATCTTGAATTCGCCTGGTCGAACAGCCGGCCAACAGATCCAAAGGACCAGGCCACGATCCTCAGCGGTTATGTAAAGGACGGGATTTATACCCTCAACGAGGCGCGCGACATTCTGGGAATGGCCCCGGTCGCAGGCGGGGACGAGCCGATGTTTTTGACAGCACAAGGACCTGTGCTGCTGAGCGATTCCAATACAGAAAAACGAACTCGGCAACACACTTAGGTTCGCCCGCAGCTTTGTAAACGCAGTGATTTGATCGCTGGTGACCGAGCTGCGCCCATGTCTCAAACCCTGCGCCGCTAAAATGATTTGCTCGAGCACAATGAATACGCACGCTAGGAGCCCTTAAATGAGTGTTCTGCCCTCCGACATTGTCGTGTATGGTTCGGCTAATATGCCTGAGGCGGATGGCGCGATCAACGGCGGCCCTGTTGATTTCAGTCGTCGCGTGGCATTCTACGATATCGCTCCGGCTGGCAGCCTAGACGTAATATCGAGCTCGACCAGCGACACGGCGACCAAGATTAGCTTCCACGGTCGTGACGCGACCGGGGTCATCCAGAACCAGACCTTAACCTTGAATGGACAGACTTGGGTAACCGGTTCTCAGTCGCTGGAACGGCTGCTATACGCCGCCTTGTCGGGAGCCACAGCAAACGGTCCTGCCGCCAATCCGGGTGGCACGGCTGCCATTGGCGACGTGGCGTTGGCAGCGCACAGCTGCGTATTGCCGACCGGCTCAGTAACCACCGACGCGACGGCTCGAACAGCACAGAGCGGATCCGCCAATCACACGGGGACGACTCCGGCCTTGTTCAATCTGCAGGCGGGTGACGGAGCCAACGTCTCCTCGGGACAGCTGATCTGGATCAAGAGCGGCACGGGCGCGAACCAGCTGCGCCAGATCATCGCCACGTCCGGTTACGGCACCGATGTAGTGGCCGTCAGCCGCGATTGGGCCACGACCCCGGACAATACGACTACGTACAAAATTCTCCAAGGAATGCTGTTTGAGATTTTGCCAAATCCCGTCACAGCCATTATCCGCATGTTCTCAAACACGGCAGCAGATGGACCGGCCGGCGCACAGCGCACCTATTACGAAAAAGTGTTTGTCGTCAACAACAATACCGGCACCGCACTGACCGGAGCACAGATCGAGGTTGCGAGCGAGTCGCCGAGCCTACCCTCGGGCGCTCTCTTGGATTTGGCGCTGACTACGGCTCTGAACGACAGCGGAACTGCCGCTAATCGTCAAGTTGCGGCCTCATCGGGCATCGGCTCGTTCATCTCGCAACCCGCCTTCGTCAGTGTGCCTGGTCCGGGCAACCTGCTTTCGGGCACTGCGCCCAACGCCTCGGGCGCTCAAGGTGTGTGGCTGCGGTTGACCTTACCGGCCGGCACCGCGACCTACAAAGGCTGGGCAGATCTGCGGACTCAAGGAACCACGACGTAACGGTCTTTACTACTCATCCTGACCAAGTCTTACCGCAGACAACACTCAGGTCAGCTCGGCAACTTCACTCTTATCCGCTCGCAACTACATAACGGTAGAACTTGGCCATGACGATGGCTACCCGCCTTGCAGTCTTCTACGCAACCAAGAGCAAAATTCTTCGTCGAAAGGTCATCCCAGATGACGATTTGAGGGTTGCGCAGCTACGCGCTGAACCGGGCGAGAGCGTGCTTCTGCTTCCGCTCACCGGTCCATATGACGACGCGGCCTGCCGAGCCGCGATTACTGAAGCGACGGGTTGCAGGTCACCCAGCGGGCGATGCTGCGTCATCGACAAATCAGGCAACGTGGTTGCCGTTTGCAATGCCGACCCCGCGCTCGATGTACACCCGCAAGGGCAGCTCGTCGCGGACGAGAATGCAGTGCCCGGCGACCGTTACATTAGCGGAGAGTTTTCGCGTCCATTTGAGCGATGATCAGTTCCAGCGCCACTTTCGCATCCTCGGGAACGCAGTTCGCCATGTCGTTAAGGCACCCGATGGAATTTGGCGGAGCCGAGACGCTCCACATTCTTACTTTGACTGGGTCTATTGCTCTACGCGGAGACAAACGCGTCGGCACTACGCCTCTTCGGCATGCCGAGTCTGTTGCCTTGATCCGCCCCGACCTCATCTGCTCGGCGGCGGTGCCCAAGAGCCTCGTGGTCCTGACGTGACGCAAATCTATATCATATCCGGCACGTCCTGGACTGTTCCGGCGGACTGGGACTCTTCGAATAATACGATCGAGGTGATCGGCGGCGGCGGCGGCGGCTCGACCTCCTCCGGGGGCAGCGACGGCGGCGGCGGGGGTGGCGGCGGATATTCGAAGATCGCCAATGTCGCCGACCTCACCGGCAATCTGACGGTCCAGGTCGGCGCCGGCGGTTCGGCAAACACCAGCGGCACCGATACGTGGTTCAACGGCGCGAACTTCGGCGTGTCCTCGGTCGGCGCAAAAGGCGGCAGCTCCACCGCCAGCTTTTCTGGCGGGGTGGGTGGCAGCTCAGGCAGCGGCATCGGAACGACCGTTTTTTCGGGCGGCACCGGTGGCACCTCGACCAATGTGAATAACGGCGGCGGCGGCGGCGGTGGTGCGGCCGGACCCAATGGCAACGGCCAGGCCGGCGGCCCCAGCGCGCTGAACCCCGGCGCCGGCGGCGGCGGTGCGGGCGGCGGCAGCAGCACGGCCGGATCGGATGGCTCGGGCAATAACGGCGGTGCGGGCGGGACTGCGCAGGACGGCACGGCGGGCGGGGCTGGCGGCGTTAACGGCGTTTCCGCGCCGACTGCCGGCTCGCACGGTTCGGGCGGCGGCGGCGGCGCGAACATTGACTTCACGCGCGAGGCCGGCGCCAATGGCGGCAACGGCATCGAGTTCGACGCCACGCATGGCGCCGGCGGCGGCGGTGGCGGGAGCGGCGGTCATTCCGCTATAGATAATCCGATCACCGGCGGCGCTGGTGGGCTCTACGGCGGCGGCGGTGGCGGCGGCGCCTTCAATGGCGGCACCGGCGGGGCCGGCGGCGATGGCCTCATCGTCATCACCTATACGCCCGCAATCAGCGCCACGATACTCGCAGAGTCTCGAAACGCAATGGAGCATCAAACGCTCGGCCGCATGGATGCTCTTAACGCGATCGAATTTGGCCGATCTGTCCCGAGCAATGTCGGCGCGCCGACGGAAGGACGCCGAGAAATTCGGCGCGATGGAGGAACTCCGATTGAAATTTCCTGTGCTGCTCTTCGCAGCTCGCGGATCCCGCTCCAATGGGCGGGTTCCTTGGTCTTCTGTACCGACGCGTTCATGCCATTCGAAGCCGCCGCGGTATTACGCCGCGATAACCTTGGGTTCGTTGAATTTGCCTCTGTTACCCTGAGGAACGCACAATCTCGCCTCGAGCTTCTCACTATTTTGGGCAGTGAGGCGCTCCTTGTTGCAGAATCGTTGACGAACGGCGCGCGCATTTTGGCGGATGGGCCGCTCTACTTGGAATGGGCCGATCCTCTGTCCTTGCTGATCCTTGCACCGGAACGGCTGTTGCGCTCGCCCGGCAGGGTCCGCGTACTTGCGGCGCCAGGCAGTATTCACCCGCTCAGAGGTCATTGAGGTTTCCGAATGCGCATCGCCACGCCTTTCGCCCCGATCGAGATTGGTGAAGCCGATTATTTTGCCTTCGATTTCACACCGGATGTGGGTGCGGCTACGATCGTATCGACGAGCTGGAATTGCGCATTGGGCCCGTACGAGACAGCGATCGATCCGGCACCGCAGTCTCGGGTTTTCTCGGTTTCTCCGCAAACCGCCATTCAACTGCGGTCGCCGATTGACGGATCGTTGCAGACGCATGCTGGGGCGTTTTCCGTCGGCTTGATCGGGGGCATGCCGGTCTCGGCAGCTGGCGGTAATTACATTCTCGAGGCCACCGCCAATTTGAGCGACGGACGTGTTCTGAAGCTCAATTCGACGGTGCAATGCAAGCTGCCGGGGCCCTGACCGTCCGGCAGCCGGGCGTCCCTTGTGCAATACCAAAACTAATCCGATACTGACTGGGATTTCCAATTATGCGGCTTTACGGCGCAATCCAAAAGGTCGAGCCTCAGGACGACGGGACCGTGCGAGTGTACGGGATCGCGACATCCGAGGCTTTGGACGAACAGGGAGAGATTGTGCGGGCGGATGCCATCCGCGCGGCGATCCCGGACTACATGCGTTTTCCCGCTCTTCGCGAGATGCATCAGCCTTCCGCCGCCGGAACGACGCTCGAAGCCGAGGTGTGCGAGGACGGCACCACCCGCATTGTCGCCCATGTCGTCGACCCGGTCGCGGTGGCGAAAGTGAGAAATCAGGTCTATCGGGGCTTCTCCATTGGTGGGCGCGTCACGCAGCGCGAGGTTGGCAGCCCGAACACCATCACCGGTCTCGTCTTGAACGAGATTTCTTTGGTCGATCGGCCCGCGAACCCGGAAGCGATATTTGACTGCTGGAAGGCAGCAATACCGTCGGATGCTCCTCTCGGTGTCGCAGAGCCAGTCGCGAAAGGCGAACCCGCCGACACAGAACAGGTCCCGCCGGGACGGCAACCGTTCAACGCTCCAATCCAGATCTGGGCTTGTACTGTTCCCGATCACCGTCATCTGGCCAAAGCGGATGCGCTCAAATGCCTGGACGGCGGCGCCGGCACCGAAGGCCCTCCCTCCGCCGAAGATCTCGACAAGGCACCCCGACCTTCTCTGAGGAAGGCTCTGCCTGATGTTAGTCAGATTGCTCGCGTGATGGTTGAGCTCGACCGGTTGAGGGGCGCTTTGGAACTCCAAGCGGCGAGCGAGGACGATCAGTCGACGCAGTCGGCGCGACTGCAGGCGATCATCACTGAACTTTATGATTTCCTGAGTGGTTCGGCGAACGAGGAAATAAGCGAAATCCCGAGCGATGGGGAAATTGGCGGCTCGCCACCTGCATCGGCAATGCCTGCGATGTTCGGTATGACCGATGAGTCCGACCTTGAACGCGCCAGCAACTTTCACCGGAAAGACCACTCCAAAGTGTCGCAGCTCGCTAGCGGCGCTATTGGAAAGGCCATGCACTCGCGGGGCGACCAGGCACTACTGGATGCCGCCCATTTCGCATGCGCCCAATGTCTGAAACTTGCAGGACTATCGGTCGATGAGCAGGCGAACATGGAGCAGACACGCGATTATCTGCAGAAAGCTGGCGCCGTACACGCCGCCCCGCTGTGGACCGCCGGAAGAACGGAAGATGACGACCCTTCACCAGCTTGGCTAGAAACCCCTGGGGGTGACAGTCCGGAGGTCGACACCGTGAAAGTGCTTGCCGCCGTCGCCAAGATGTTATGCAAACGGGGGCGTGCCCACCAAAGCCTGATGGATTTGGCGCATGAATGTCTCCAGGCGCTGACCGACGGGTGTGTTTGCGAAAAGGCCACGAAGCTCGGGGCGCGCCATTCAAAGGATACAATGGAGCTTTTAAAAGCATCGCATCGTCATCTGGTTGCGGCCGGGGCCCGGTGCGACGCGGCGGGCGTCGACGAGCCGCGCCCGCCGGCCTCGCTCGTGTTCGAGACGGATACCCGCGCGGTAGAACCAGCCAATGCGCTCCACAATGAACCGGCCGAAAAGGCGGCGCTGGCGAAGGTTCTGGGGGAGGTGGTTCCGATGATCGAGCGGCTCGCAAAGCGGGTCGACGAGATTGCACGGACACCGCTGCCGCCCTTGACCATGGCCAAGGGAACTATTTCGATATCGAAGCAGCAGGACCGCGGAAGCAATGTTCCCAGCGGCGATCCGGAGCTGTCGCCGGAGACGATCGCCGCGGCGCTCGCCAAGATGAGCAAGGAGGAACAGACGCTGACACTAATAAAGGCCAGCTACGCGACTCCTATTCGGATCGCCGGCTCCGCTGCAGAGCAACCTTGAAATCTGTGGTCGACCAACCGCCGAGAGCAACTCGCTCAAAACGTTGACAGCCACTCACCATAGCACCATCGGCCCAATGGCCGTCGCCGAGCCCGGTGCCTTGCCGGGCTTTTTTGTTGCCCCCCTTCTCCGGGAGGAATTTGATGAACTCAATTACTCAAGAATCGCTGGAGCTCATGAAAGGGGCCCTGGCACAGCCGGACTTTCGATTGGCCAAGTCGATTTCGACCGCGACCGGCTTATTGGCCTTTGACCTTCAAGCGCCAGCGAAGAACCTCTATCCATTTGTGACTCCCCTCAGGAACATCGTTCCACGCGTCGGAGGTGGTGTCGGCTCCGCAACCAATTGGCGGCAAGTGAACGCGATCATCGGGTCCGGTTTCGATTCGATGGGGTGGGTGCCGGAAGGCCAACGTTCGGGTCAGATGTCGTATTCAACCTCGAACAAAACCTCCGCCTTTGTCACGATCGGGGAGGAAGACGCGGCAACTTTCGAAGCAATTTCCGCCGGCCGGACCTTCGAAGATATCCAGGCCATGATGGCTTTCCGTCTTCTGCAAAAGATGATGCTGAAGGAGGAGATGGCGATCCTCGCCGGCAACGCATCGTTGATGCTCGGCACGCCTTCCAGTGCGACCTTATCGGCATCGGGCGCCGGTGCAACGCTGCCGGCAGCTACCTATTTCGTCAAAGTTGTAGCGCTGACCCTCGAAGGCTACCAGAACACCAGCTTGTCGGGCGGTGTCGCGACCTCGAAGACCGTGACCGGCGCCGACGGCAAGACTTTCATGTTGTCTGGCGGCTCCTCGAATATCAGTGCCGAAGCAAGCCAGGCAGTGACACTGGGTCAGACACTGTTCTGCTCAGTCAACCCGGTCCAGGGCGCGACCGCGTATGCTTGGTATGTGTCAACGACGACCGGCAGCGAGACCTTGCAGGCCATCACTACGATCAACAGTCTGGCCATATCTGTGCCGCTCAGCACTGGCACCCAGCCGCAGAGCGCCATTACTGGCGATAACTCCGCCAACCCGAGCTATGCCTATGACGGACTTTTGACGACGGCGCTGAAACCGGGGTCGAATGCCTACGTCAATGTGATGCCGACCGGGACGGCAGGCACTGGCACGCCGCTGACCGGTTCGGGCCGCGGCTCGGTCGTCGAGATCGACACTATGTTCCAGAAAATGTGGGACAATTTTCAAGTGTCGCCGACGGTTCTCTATGTCAACTCACAGGAGTTGAAGAACATAACGGCAAAGGTGCTGTCAAACGCCTCGGGTCCGCTGCTACGCTACGAAAGTCCCGCTGACGGCAGCGCCGGTGAGTATCAGCTGACCGCGTCTGGGGTCGTTCAGTTTTATTACAATCCATTCGCGCTGAATGGGGGCCTCCGCATTCCGATCCGCATTCACCCGAAGGTGCCGCCTGGAACGGTCATCGGTTGGGCGGAAAACCTGCCCATTCAGTACCAGTCGAACGAGGTGCCGAACGTCGCCGAGATCAAGACGCGGCAAGACTACTACCAGATCGATTGGCCGATCGTCACGCGCCAGCGCCAGGTCGGGGTTTATGCCGAGGAAGTATTGGCCGTCTATGCTCCCTTTGCGATGGGCGTCATCTGCAACATTGCGAACGGATAGTAGCGACGCCGAACTCCTGGTGCCGTCCGCCAACAAGAGTGTGTCGCGTCGGCCCCCGGGACCCGCCCGGGGGTCGCGCGTCCGTTGGTATCGCCACCGGATTCCTTCTTCAGTATCGACTACAGTACCGCTAACTCCTGGAGGTGATTCGATGAAAACCCCTGTCGTCGCGGTCCTCGCGGCTTCGCTTCCGGCTGCGGCTTGCCCGACCTATCGGAGACCGCTCCACGGAGCTCCGCGGACGCGATGCTGAGGAAAGGCTAATTCCGTGGCGTTTGGCGATCTGACGACACTTGCGGATGTCAAGGCGTGGCTGCAAACCGGACAAGCCGCCTTTCCCGTAACCGATGACGCGCTGCTCACCCGCCTTGTCACCGCGGCAAGTCAATATATTCAAACTTGGCTCGGTCGCCAGATCGCGGCGGCCGATTACCTCGAAATCCGCGACGGAACCGGCGGTCACAGGCTGCAATTCGGGTGCTTTCCGGTCACCGCTGTGCTGTCCTTGACGATTGACGGTCGCGCGGTTCCCGCGGCAGCCTCGATCAATACAGCAGGCTATAGGTTCAGTTCCACGCAGGCCTCGGTGCGCGGTTACAGATTCAACCACGGGGCTCAGAACGTTATCGTCGCCTATACGGCAGGGTATTCGACGACTCCGCCTGAAGTCGCACAGGCATGCATCGAGCTCGTCTCGCTGCGCTACCGGGAACGTACTCGCATCGGCGAGATGTCGAGGTCTTTAGGCGGTGCAGAGACCGTCGCGTATGCGCAAAAAGATATGAGTGATGCGACCAAGACGCTGCTGCAACAATATCGCCTGGTTGCACCGATAGCCTCGATCCAACCGCCACCGGCGGCAACCGGCATCGATGCCGCGTTAATATCCGGCGCCTTGTGATTACCGCCCGCCTGGTCGGCGACGACGCAGTGCTGGCGTGGCTGCGCGCCACTCCGGACCTGGCCGCTTCGGGGCTCGCCCGTGCGATAGCCACGCTAGGGATCCAACTTCAGAACAGGATCCAGGAGGAGGGGCTCACTAGCCAAACCCTGGCTGCCCGCCCGAGGTCCCTCGGATCCAGCACAAATCTGCAACTCGATCAGAGTGACGACAGGATTGCAGCAACGGTTTCCAGCGACAGCGAATATGCCCACGCTCACGGATACGGTGCCGCTGGCGTAGGAGCGAAGCTGCGCCGTATCACAAAGGCGTTCGGACCCCAGAGGCCCGGGAGAACCATCAAATTGCAGCCAGACCGTCGCCGGATAGACGCGCCGAAGGGCTCCTTTTTGAGCTCGGCACTGGAGGGCATGGACCCTGCGATACGGGCTGAGGTGGAAGCGGCTTTGCGCGAGGCACTAACGCGATGATGATCGATCGGCATTCACCCTTGGCTTCCTCGTCCTCAGGATCAGAAGCGGCAGGTCCGCCTTTGACGGCAGGCATCCCAGCAGCCGATCGCCGCGTTCTGGCTTCCGAGATCGACAGATGATAGTTCGTGAAACGATCTACGCCGCATTGTGGGAGCTTGGCGCGGGTGCGGCGCAGTTCACCAGTGCAAATCGGCGTCTGAGACATTGGGCGGATGTCGCTGCGGCGGAGCAGCCGGCGTTGTTCATGAGCGAAAAAGGGGGACAAGCCGCAATAAAGAAGCTCGGCGCTCCGATCGTATGGACACTCTACGCCGAATTCTACGTGTACGCCCATTCAAGCGACCCCTATCTGGCACCGGCCGCGATCTTGAACCCGCTGCTCGATGCTCTCGAGGCCGCGCTCTCACCGTCACCGACGACTGGGATCCAGAACCTTGGGCTGCCTCAAATGGTGCAGCACGCCTATATAGCGGGCAAGCTTCAGACTGATGAGGGCGTCCTCGGCGATCAGGCCATCGCGATCGTACCGGTGGAAATTTTGTGCCTCTGACGATCGGCGATCAACCAAGCGGGCCGTTCAATGCGCACGCTCGCCGATGTTTCCTTCAATGTGTCTTATTCGAAGGAGTGACCAATGGCCGAAGAAGATTACAGCACCAGCCAAGCTGCTGCGCCTCCTTCGATCGAGCAGCTGATTGAACGTTGGTGGGCCGACCATTTCCCGGGCTCGGCGGTCGCCCGCGATACGCAGGCCTGGAATATCGCCCATGCCGCCAAAGAGAGGCTCAAGCGGCTCTTGAAGGGGAGTAAATGAAATGCAATTAAGCTTCGGCTCCGGCGCGATATGGGGCGAACGCACCGATGTGATCGGGTCGGGCATCGGTCCACGGCAATTTGGCGTGCTGCAGGACATTCAGATTGACTTCGATTGGAGCGACAAAGAGCTCTACGGCCAGCTCCAGTTCCCCGTTGCAATAGCGCGTGGGCAGGGCAAGATAACCGGGAAAGCCAAATTCGCGCAGATCCTCGGTTTGCTGTATTCGGATATTTTTTTCGGGGTGACGCCGGCTACGGGGCAATTTGCCGTCTCGCAGCTGGAGGCCGCGACGGTTCCGGCAACGACGCCCTACACCGTCATCCCCGCCAATGCGGCGAGCTACAACGACGATCTCGGCATCAGCTATGCCGGAAGTGGTAAACGTTTCAACCGGGTAACCACGCCTTCGAGCGCCGGCCAATACTCGGTCAACTTCGCCACTGGCGCATATATTTTCTCCTCTGCCGACGCTAGTGCCGCGATTTTGATCTCGTACACATACAACGTCGCAACAAGCGGCAACAAGGTGACCCTCGCTAACCAGCCGATGGGCATCACTCCTACCTTTAAGGCGACGTTTTACACTGCCTACAACGGCAGCGGCACCGCGCTCCGCCTGAACGCGTGCACGGCAAATAAATTGTCGCTGCCGACTAAGCTCGATACCTGGACGATTAGCGAGCTCGATTTCATGGCCTTCGCCGACGCTTCGGGAACGATTGGCTATCTGAGCACGGTGGAGTGATGATCCCCGGCGTGGCGGTGGCAATGGGCGGCCGAGATTGGATAGTGCCGCCACTTACCCTGGGTCAGCTCCGCCGGTTGATGCCCAGTGTAAGGCAATTGACCGAAATCGGCGCGTCGATGGGCGAAGCGCAAATCAACGTGCTGATCGACATTGTCACCGCGGCGCTGCGGCGCAACTATCCCGAGACGACACCGCACCAAGTCGAAAATCTGCTCGATCTCGGGAACGCTAGTGCCGTCCTGAATGCCGTCCTCACCGGCTCCGGCCTAAAGCCAGGCGGAGCCGCTATGGGGGAAGCACCTGCCCCTGGGGCCAGCCCGGGGGCAAGCAGTGCGAGCGTCACGTCAGTATCAGACATGATTTCGGAGACGGCGACCCCTGGCGAGAAATCTATGGTCTCCTCGCGACCGCCTGTGGATACAGCTACCCCATAATTGACGAGATGACGCTCTTCCAGATCGAAGAGCTGACATCCTACTGGGCACAACACCCACCGGTGCACTTACTGGTCGGGGCGTATCTTGGCCTGGGCAGAGAT